CGCAGAGTATCAAGATGGTTGAATTACACTAAAATAGATAAATTATGGAGTTTTTAAGGAATTTCATTGGGTATAAGGGAAGGAAGAAGTATCCTGACAATGCTTCCGTGGTGGCCACAGGGAATGTGAGCAACATCACCTATATCAACTATGCTGGCGGCAGCGACACAGGAAGCACAGGGACAACCACTGATGCATATACCAAGGCGGAGACCAATGCGTTGCTGGCCGCAAAGCAGGATACATTGGTCAGCGGAGAGAATATAGCCACCATCAATGGCAATTCATTGCTTGAGGGAGGAGATATAACAGTGGGAGGAACAGACCTTACTATTCTTCCGATGGGAGAGGATTTGTTTTATACTGGCTCTTACCCCAACCTCAATGTTGGTATAGGAGAGTTCCCCGTGGCGGAAGTCAATGATGGTACAGAGTCCATCTATCTTGCCTCATTGGACAGGGAGTGGTACAAGATTGATTTGTACAAAGAGCCAGCGCATGCCAATAGTGATAAGTATGTTACTACAGGACTACCACAGAACCTTATTATCCGCTTCGAGAACTATGATATGCGAATGTGGGATAACCCGAAATATCGCCTTTGCCTGATGGAGTGGAGAAGGGACACACAGAAGAGGTGGCATTGGTCAGTTCCGATGATATGCCCGAGGTGGGATTCATATACAGGGGAAATCATTCATACAGGGACAACCACCATATATGAGTTCAATGAGACATATACCCCTATAGGACATTACAGGGATACCCCGGGCCAGATAAAGATGTATGACCACATTGTTGACAAGACTTGGGCTGACATACTTCCAATAGAGACAAAGCAGGAATTGATGAATGATGGTATATCATACAGATACCGCTTCAAAAATGGCCACTCAAATAAGTTGTTCGGGTTCGCCATCTTCAAGTATTTCCCTACCAAGGATATAGCGGGATTTGTTCAGGGCTATCAATGGGCAAGGGTAAGCAACATTGCGAAGTTGAGGCTGACCGTTGACAAGAATGGCTATGTCAGGGCGAGGGTATTACCTTAACTTAAGTTAGTAAAGAAATTTACCAGCCTGACTTGATTCTGTCGGACAGCAATGTTACTTTTCTTTAAAAAAGAAAAGCGACAAGAAGTAATAGCCGCCTTCAGCTTGATGGGAATGCAATTCCTTGCTTTGAATCGTCAGTTAATGACAAGGGAACAGGTGGCTAACCCTATATATATTAGTGAAGAAAGGATGATGGTTGTTTTTTGTAAATATTTGCAAAGCGAGGCAGTAGCGATGTGATATCGTGAAGGACTCAGATGTTGATGATTGTTTTTGTTTTTCTTAGCCGGGCTGGGGTTCTCCCAGCCCTTTTTGATTGCCGGATGCAGACCGCAGAAAACCGTAGAAGTTGCGGACTATTTACCGCAGGCAGGACTTGAAGCCTAATGTCGGACATAGGAAAGCCAAACAGAATAAAACAGGAGGAAAATATGGACTTTTCAGCAAAAATGACGGACATTCTTTTCATTATTTGGTCAGTGCTTACAATCGTGGGCCTGACAGGATTGATTTGTGGTTGGAGCGGCATTGTGTTCACAGTGTCGATGTTTATCTACTTCTCAATGAATATAGTGTCCGCAGCCTGTGTGATGCTTCCGCAGGCGATAAAAGACTTGTTCAGCAAGAAGGGAAAATAGAGAAGGCTTTCCAGCCGATAAGTAATATATGGAAATTCGTAATGCGTCAGGGAAAAATGTGAGGAAAGAGGCGGTGAAGTTGACCCCATACAGGTACATCTTCTGGACTTGCCTTGTCAGTGCAATCATAATGCTATCGGTATCATTTGTGTTGCCGCCAACGGGGGAAATCAATCCGACAGTACTTCAGGGGGCGGCCATACTTATGGGCTTCAGTGTGATAGGGATATTGCCTGAGTGCCTGAGGCTTTCCAAGGATGTGACGGTCAGGAAAGGAGACTTGGAGGTATCGTTGTCTGACGGGGATGGAGATGAGTAGCCACTTCCAATATAACGAAAACTGTACCAATACATTACAATGTCTATATAAAGTAATTATTTATATATAAAAATTAAATCGTTAAAGTTTTTATGGATGTCTTGGAGATAGGTGATGATGCTTATGCAAAGGTTTATGCAAGCAAGTCCAAGTGGTTCAAATTCAGCGACTTTGTTGACTCGGAAAAAGCCAAAGAGTTGGGAATAGACAATCGCCCTGACTTCTACCGATGCATGAATATCGGAGTCCTGATGGGCTTCCTCGACAAGATGAGGGAGGCTTGGGGAGGTGCTATCATCGTCAATTCAGGATACAGATGCGAGGAGTTGAACAATGCTGTAGGCGGAAAGCCGACCAGCGGACATTTGAGCGGATATGCGGCCGACTTGCGGATGCCCACAGGAGGAGTGAGCATAGATGTGTTCTATGACTGGCTAATGAGGTGGCTAACCAGCAAGAAAATCAAGTATGATGAGTGCTTCCTTGAGAAAGGCAAGAGGAGTGTATGGGTACATTTTGCCCTTTACTCCATTCGAGAGGAGCAGAGGATGAAGAATGGCAACATTAAAGAGGGATAAGCCCAATTTGCCCTTATTTAAGCCCTGTATTGAACTCAAATACCCAAAGTGTAGAATTATACCCCTTATAGGCTTAAAGTGCCCGTAAGGGCTTATTTTTAGACTATTAACTTGCTTAGTCTTTCCCGTAGGCCGCCAATCTCTTTACTGTCCATCCCGGTGCTTTCCAGACTTCTGTATTTCTCCATCATTGATATCTTTATAGGAGGGGTTTCAACTGGTTTTATCAGTTGTGCCTGAGGTGGGGCGATATGTTGAGGTGGCAGTTGGACAATATGGCTTACGTGACGATAATCCACAGGTATGTCATCCATTCCCGGCCGGAATGAGGTTGAGGTGATGGATGGCATTGTGTCATTGATAAAGTCCTCGTCAGTATAGTTGTCGGCAGGTGTCCAAACCCAGCCATTGATGATTACAGGTTTCATACCTCTCTCCTTTTTTTCTTCATTTTTTAAAGGGACATGGTGTCCAATTTCATTCTCTTTTAAAGTATCAGGGTGTCCAATTTCATCATTTCTTAAAGGGACACTGTCCATTTTCGTTATCACCCATTTCGGATACTTCTTACTGCCTTTATTGGTAAGAATACCCTCATCTTTAGCCTTTTTAATGTATCTTTTTATTGTTTTCTCATTGATATTCAATATGTTGGCTATTTCCTTTATTGTTTTTCCCTCTGATAGTAATCTTAAAGGGACAGGGTGTCCATTTTCGTTGAGAGAGCAAGATATATTGTCTATTCTATAATTATATACTGATAGGGTATCTTGAATTTGGACAGGTGTCCCTTTAAGAATTTCAGCCACTGTACCCCGTGAGACCGAAATCCCTCTTTCCCTAAGGATTGCCATAGTCTCCCTTACCGAATGCCTTCCCTCTATCTCCTTCAATGCCTCCATTACCAGCCTTCTCTTCTCTCCCCTCTTGGCGTGGCCTCCGTTAGCCTTGGATACCTTAAAGAAAGAAGAAAAAGAAAAATCAAAATAACTTATAAAACTTTCAATAATATCTTTTGATATACTATTAAACTTATTGAAATCATAGATGACTTTTCCTCTTGTGTTGGTGTACTTCCCATCACCCGCCAATGCTCTCCTGATGTCGCTGAAGTATTTCTTTATCGAGTTCTCCGACAACCGCTGGCCAGCATACATCTTGTCTTCCCCGTTACCATTCAGGCGGGCTATATTCTCGCTTGGAGAGGCTTTCCAGTCATAGTTGAGGAATATGTCCTCCATCCTGATTTGAGCCGTAAATAAGGCTGTTTTCTGCCTATTGGTGGAGTCCCAGCCGAACCTTTCCTTGTCGATAATCATTGATACCCTCTTCTTTGCCCTTACGGACTTATTGAAGAAGGAGGCTCCCCGGCCATCATCAAAGACATTCAGGACAATATCGGCAATCTCGTTGCTGCTGATAGTGTCTATAGGGTGCTTCAGTTCAAAGTTGGTATTGGCGTAAAGATGGGTGAAATAGAAGAGGATAGTCGGGGTCAGTTCAGGTGTATATCCATCCTTCTCCCTCAACTTGAGATAGTTTTCCTTTATCTTCTGGCAGGCAACATATATCTTGCTTCTCCTGTGCTGCCCATTGGTGAACTTCACTGTCCTGTACTTGTAGATATATTTAACCTTCTCCCTGTCATTCTCTCTGACTGTCCTCCTCAGATAGACCGGATTCCCTTCATTATCCTTGACCGGAGACCCATCAGTATTGGTATCACATACCTTCATGGCCATCTTCCTGCCCTTTATCTCGACATCGAAATATGGCATCCTCTCTATTCCTGAAGACCAGTCAATCGTAGTCCATCCATAGCCTGACAGAACCTGTTTATAAATGCAGTACATTCTTCCGTCATCCCAGAAAGTCTTGTCACCCTCAATCTTCCTCCTCCTCTCCTTGTACTCCAGCTCGGACTCAGACCGCAGTTTTTCATACTCCTCATCTGTCCTTGGCATACCCTTAATCTCGGGCTTGACTTTAATGATGTTGTCAGGGAAAAAGATAGTCCGGGCTTTCTCGTCAGTGCCGAAGAACCATTGCGTGGAAGAACAATTCATATCGCATTTGTCCTGTTCTCCCTTGATAGCCTTCCCATCCACTAAGGTTGGAAGAAAACCATTCGCTTTAGCAATGTCCTTCCATATCCTATAGCGGTTGTCCTGACCATAGACAAAGTCCGACAATACATATCCTAGCCTGAACTTATGCCATACCTTTCCTCCCTCCACCTTTCCATCGGACAGGGTGGTATAGCCAAATGTAGGCTTAATGGTCAATCGGGAGACAAATTCATCTATATCACAGGAAGCATCATCGAAATCAAACAGAATGCATTGAGTCCCCACATAGGTTTTCAATGTCCTTTTTCCTCCGTTGTTGATAAGGGAATCTTCGTCAGGCTTAAGATAGAATACTTCCGACAGAATCTTTCCTGCCAGAGCCTTGTCCAATATGTCCTTGGGGGCAAGTTCCTCGGTAGCGAAAACAATGCTCCAAGGTTTTATGCCCTTGCTTGCGTAAGCATCCCTGCTTACCATTATCTTCACCCTCATCTATCGTTGAGGCTTTTTCTGTTATTCCCGGCCCGTTGTTAAAGTCCCGACCGCTGGACTATTTCATAAAAAAAGCCGAAGCCTACAGTACCAAATTTCAGAGAGCGATACTGTAGGTTTCGACTTTCGGGGCTTTAAGCAACCCCAAAAACTATATTTCCTTGATGACTCTTGTTCCGCTCTCTGAAAAGAACAAAGTCTCATAATTCTCAACCTTTCTACAAAGATAGCGAGAAAAATCGAAAAAAGCAAATTTCAAATATAAATAGTAACAAAAATAAAAAATTTTTGCTTTTCATAAACAAAGATTCCCGACATCAAAGCCGGGAATCAGTGGTTATAGCGTAAGGGGTATGGTGGTAGGCTGCCATAAATGCATCCACATCCTCCTGCGTGAACAAGATGGTGCTTCCTATCTGGGAAAAACCTATCTGTCCGTTGGCCCTCCATCTGGCTATTGTCTTGACCGACACATCCAGCATTTCCGCCAATGCCTTAAGGCTATAAACCCTTTTCTTTTCCTCCATATATATAGGAGTTTTCTGTTATTGCCCGGACTGTTGTTCGAGTCCTGCCCGGTGGACTATTTTTCTTTATATCTTTCGTCAAATGGGGTCTGTATCCCCTTTGCTTTCGCTTCTCTCATCTTCCTTGCTGACTCCATCCATTGCTTCTCTATCCCCGTCATCTGGGCAATCTCGTCATCCGTCATCTGCATCACTCCTTTCCAAGTAAGGAGTTCCTTTGAGTCCTCAGACCGCCTTCCCCGTGGCTCTGCATTCCCAACTATCTCATAATCCCGGTAGCCTATGATGTCAAAAAATGACTTTATCTGGTCAACAGTGACTGATATCTTCGGGTTATTGGCCTTGACCGCAAGTTTTACAAAAGTCCTGATGAACTCTCCAAGAGGCATCTCTCCTGACATTATTGCCAACTGTATGGCGTTGACCGCCTGCTCAAGACCGCTACTTTTGGCGGTTTCCGCAATGGATGTCACTCTTCTATTATCAAGAGCCTCCATCATTAGTTCTTTTTCCATATTTTCCTTGTTTTTGCCTGTTTTTCCTCGATTTTCCACAAAGATAAAAGAAAAAAAGTTCAACTGAAAATTTTTTATTGTGATTTTTTAGATTTTTTGTTATATTTATATATGAAGACTGAATAATATATATAATATATAGGTATTATGAAACAACCTTACGTAGAAGAGTTCAGGTATGGCGAGGCCAAGGCAACAGTGCTGCATACCTTCGAGACATACCCCTCGCAGGAAGCCCGAATCCGCAACCTCGTGGCCAACTGGTTTGCTGACCGCTATCAGGCCAAATGCATCATCAGTGTTAGTACAGGACACCGTCAGGCGCAATGGTCGGTATGCTGGTATTCTCCCACCTATTCCCAAAAAGAGCAAAAGATGAAGTATTGGGACAGGCAAGGTGAGAAGAAGGAGAGAGCGGCCGCATTCCTTAAGGCATTTGAGGATTTTTTGCAAGAATGCCCTCCGAATGAGGAAGAAATCAAAGAAATAGAGGCCAAATATTCAAAAAGTGTACCACTACACAAAAAATTTTGCGAAAAAATTTGATTTTTCCATTTTTTCCCACTATTTTTGTATTAGAAAACAATGAGGAAGATGACTTGAGACCCATCGACCCACAACATAACTTAACAAGCAGGCTCGCCTCCTTACCACTGAATGGTCTCAACTTGGTTCAGGGTAGTTGGCGAGCCTTATTGTAGAATAAAACTAAAAAAGTATATAAAATGGAAAAGATTTACAAAAACCTGACAGATGCAGAATGGGATATCCTGACATCGAGAGAAGTATCGGTAGCAGAACTGAGGACTGCGTTGGAAGCAGTGGCCGAAGATGACAATGTCTTCAACTCCCACTCCCTCCGCAATGACATTAACGAAGTCTTTCTGGCAAAAGACCCGAAAACTATCACTATGGATATATATGTAGGTGGCGAGAAGGTAGTGACAGACACAAAGGACATCAACCATGACTATATGTCCTATGATGCTGAAGGCAATGAGTATCATGACTATGTTGAGGCTGATATTGATGGCTTTATCGGCCAATCCGGATTTGCTGATAGCATCTACTACTCGAAAGATGACCACCCTATTTTCGACAATGAATGGGAAGTGCTTCTCACTATTTTCAGCGAGTCAGTATGTTCAGAAGATATAACCATCATTATCTCCACTGACTCTGGGGCAGTATATGAGTTCAACTACTCTCTTGCTCCGTGGTATCGCAATCTTATCGACATTATGAATAAATAATAAGAAAAAACAATAACCATTATGAATAGAAATTTTGCAGAGTCCTACAAGGACATCAATGCGCTCGCTCAGGCCATCAATGACACTACAATGAGCAACACCGACAAGGCCAATAAGGTATTCGCCATCATCACCCCTGACCGCTATGGGGATTTCGAGATAATGAATCGCTGCTGGGACAATGGCGTTGACCTCCATAAGGCTCTCTATCTCCTTGACCTATTCGTGAACTTCCCTGATGATGACAATGCTGGAAGATACTTCGAGGAAGCCATCAGTATCCTCTCCGACTACATCGCCAAGGCCCCTGACATGGAGGAATGGGTCTGGTCAGAAGACCTGTCGGAATACTTCCCTGAAATGGTGGAGGATGCCACCGACTACTTCCGTGGCCACATAGATGATATGCTGGAGGAAGCCAAAACCAATATGCCGCAGAATGGCCATATCACCGCCATATTTGAGGTCAACAACACCGGGTGGGTTGTCGATACTGATGCTACCGATACTGACCCTGAGAGCCTTTCCAATGAACTCTTCGAGGACAATGCCTATGACTTTGCTTCCGCTATCGCAGGTGCAATGTATGGCGATAATGAGGCCGCTACAGGATACCTTGGCTTCTCGTTGCTGACCTATGACAAGAAAGGTAACGTTGTTCACCATACTTTCCTTAACTTTGATATGACCGAATGGCTGTTCAATAGATGCATGAACCACTTTGGCGAGCAATACTGCCACTCCCTCTACCATAGGGATGAAGAAGATGTAACCACCATCGAAATGCCATTCTAATTAAATAATAATCAATCAATTACCAACATTATGAAAAAGAAAAAATACAGCCTTTCAGACAACTTCTGCCTCAAGACCAGGAATGGTCAAGTAATTTACATATATGACCTCTACAACCCATTGGTGGGGTATGATATCGTCACTCCTTGCCTCCGAACCAAGACAGGCGTGGAAGAGATAGGTGACCCGTTGCAGGTCAATAGCCCTACATTCTATGTAAGGCTTTACAAGGCTATCAAGGCCAACCTTGGCCGTGATGATGAACTCCATAACCTCTACTATGACTTCGATGACAAGGGTAACATCAGAATCAACAAGCCACTCCTTAGGCAGATAACATCCCTCATATATGGCAGGGATATCTACTATATCAGCGAGGAGGTGGAGAAGTACAATGTCGTTGAGGTGCTGAAGGAAATCAAGCCCCTCGACCCGAAAGCCATCACTAAGGACTATCTTCGGAAACTTGGCAACAAACTCCGCCAATACCTATTTGGGTTTTGGCTCATAGGCTATAGCGATACATCGGAAGCATTCCTCTTCTATGTCAACTTCCTTGATGATATCAATCTCTACCTTACAAGCCCTGAAGAGAAGGACTTCACCCGTGAACTCGATATCTTCCGAAATGCGCTCACAGGGATGCTCCTTGCTAATCTCGAATCAGATATCAAGGTAATGCGGTCTCATGCCAAGAGGGTATTCGAGGAAATAGAATATTTCACAAGGCCAGCATCTGATAGGTTCGCTCCCCTCAAGACAGGTGCAGAAATGATAAGGGAGAATGCAGGAGAGATAGCCGTGGCCCTCAATGTCGAGTATGGCGAAGTAATGGATGCCGCATCTGACCTGTCCTACTTTTGCGAATTTGGAGACACCAAGCATTTCCGTGACGGGTGGAATTTCATAGAGAAAGCCTACAAGATACTTGGAATCGCATAAATATTTTTCCATGTTTTATTACAAAAACCCTCCCCAGCCGTGATGGTTCGGGAGGGTTTCCATTTATTTGTCCAATAGTTCCGCAATCTTGTCTCTCACATCTTCCTGATATTCATCAAGATATGCCCCGTAGGTCTGCTCTATCATAGATGTGTTCTTATGACCCATCAGGGCTGCCACAGTCCTGATATCTATGCCTGCCGACAATGTATGCACACAGAAGGAATGCCGGGCGCAGTGGAAGTGAAGCCACTCGCATCCGATGGCCACACCAGCGCATTTCAGGGCCGCATCCATCCTTGATATGATGTGTCCCAGATTGATTTTAAGGCCCGTAAAGTCGTAGTCATCATTGAAGTACCCAAAACAAAATGCGGTTTTATTCGCCCGATATCTCTCAAGTATCTCCATCCCTTTCTTTGATATGACAGGTAGAATGCTCTGCTTCCTTTTCATCTTGACCATAGGCTTGTCTATGACATTCCCGTTGATATCAGACCATTTCAGCGTTACAACATCGGAAAGCCGGAGGCCGCATGAATAATAACTAAACAAAAAGCAATCTATCCTCTTTCTCTTCTCATTGTCGCATTTGTCCCTGAACTTCTCCAATGCCCTTATCTGTTCTTTCGTTAGATACTTGACATCCTTGTCCTCTCCATCCGACACCTCGTTATATTCCTTTATCTTCGTTGATATCTTGGTCTCCGAGAACACTTTTTTTGACAAGTTCTCATCTATCAAGCCAAGATTGCAGGCATCCCGCACCCAAGAGCGCAAATTCATCAGATATGTCTTGGCCGTGGACACTTTTCTTTCAGCCATCAGCCATCTCGCATATTCGCCCATTATGCCCTTGGTGGCCATATCCTCCACACTATAGCCCTCATATTTCCTCTCTTTGCACCACACCGAAAAAGCCTTAATGAAGTTCTTCCTGTTGATATAGTGGCTCTCGCTATACATTCCCCGCTCATATCCGCTCCTGTTGGCATCCTCCGCAAATTCCAAAAAAGTGGTATAGTTCTCCTTTCTTCCTGTCAACAAGTCCTTGAGGTTGGCCGGATTGAACTCCCCTTTGAAGTCCATTATCTTCCCGTCACATTCCAACTTTAACCTCTTCAGCCTACAATTCTTCTCCTGCCTGCCCTTGTCTCCATTTTTGACTTCTCCTTTCTTGTTGTCCCACCACTCAGGTCTCGTTGATATGCCCGTAGGCACAAAGACATATTTCATGCAGAAATACCGCAACACTATCTGGCATTCGCCATTTTTGTCTGTCCGGTCAGTCCTCAACCAGAATGACCCAGTCGGAATCTTGCTTGCTATCTTACCCATATCTATTAGATTTGTTTAACCACAGGCAAAGATAGGTAAAAAATCAATAAGTTGGTTAAAATATCGGTTAAAGTTATTTGTCTTCAGATGCCCACAGAAGGCATAGAAAAGGGGTATGTCTACATCTGGCATACCCCTCGGTTAAAGAATATATCTATTTAATAATCAATGAGTTATCAGTTAAAATCCTATAAAAATACCCTCAAATTCAACTTTTTCTTCGAGGAAATTGAGAGAGTTCATAGAATATGCCCTACAAGTACATAGAAGCCCGATTTAGGCCCTGTTGTCACTACTCTTGGTATAAATTTAGGTTAAAGTTATTTTTCTTTCCTTTTCCCTGCCTTTACCCCGTTGTCACAAATATACAAATGGTTTAACTACTTTCCAAATAGGTAGGAAACATTTCCACCTATATGTATGCCATCGGTCACAAAGCCCACCTGCCACCTGTCCTTTATCTGGACTCCTCCACCCATATAGAAGCCTCCCAGATATCCAGCGGTCACATAGGGCCTCAAGGTATTCGCTCTCATCTGCGTGGTCGGCTTGTAGGAATAGGCTAATGACTCCACCCGGTTGTATTGGATATTAGCGGTCAGCCCCAGCGAGCCACCATCCTTGAATACCACAATGGTATCATAGACCCTCTCCGTAATATAGTCCCTCAATACCGCCATTGTGTCATTGTACCGCCTCACTATCCCCTTTTCCAGCAATATCCTCATGATGTCCATTGTGTCTGCTGGCACTATCACCTTTTTCTCTCGCCACTCTGTCACTACCACCCTTTCAGGTTCCTTCTCAATGACCACAGGCTTTCTTATCTTATACCCAAGCCATATACCACCACCAAAGACTAACAGACACAAAGCAACATATACTAACAACTTCACCTTTCCCATCATCTTTCCTCCTTATCACTCATCATTATCCCTGTCCTGAAGCATCCATAAGGCTCCCATAAAGGCCATTCCCATACCTATCCCCATAAGAAGGATAAGCAAAATATTCCCAAATGTCAACATCTAAAAAACATCTATCGTTAAGTCATTATTATAACCGCTCTTAAGTAATCCTCCGAGAGCCGTGGTCATTGATATCACACTGTCTATTTTCTTTGCATAGGCTTCGCTGCTGCCCTTCCCTACACCTTTATTTGGTTTTGCGTTACCATTGCTATCCACTTTCAACTCCACATTCCCGAATTGCCACAAGATATTCTGTGACTTATCAATTACCGCTCTCCCTTCCCTGATAAGCCTTTCCATCTCCTTCGTGGGAGCATTGAAGTTACCTATGGCCTGAGAGAAAGGGACAATATTGAATCCGTCATCCTGCAATGATGTCATTAACGAGGTAGCATTCCAAGCATCTGTATATATGGCATCCACCAGCATAACCCCATTGATATCCTTTATCTTCTTCTCGATATAGTCGTAGTCACACACATTTCCATCCGTTATAATCATACTACCCTCATCAACAAATTTCTGATATAACTCTTTGCGTGGACTATTTTCAAAGGTAACCGATGGTATAAATGTCCAAGACTTGAAGATATATTGATTGCTCATCGGCTGAGGTATGCAGACCGTTATCGAAGTAAAGTCACTCACAGACCCACAGTCCATCCCTATTACACAATACTCCCCACCATACTCCTCCAATTCAATTCTCCTGCTCATACATTTGGCCACCACCTCTGATGGAATCCAAGACAATGAACTACTTACCCATTTATTGAAAGTTTTCGTCAATACTCCATTGATAGCGGTACTATCATTCAATGCCTTCTTCACCTCCGCTGCCATTGCCTCCTTCGTTACCGTTATACCCAAGTTCGGCTGACACTTATACCATGTATCTGTATTTGTCAAGTCCTTCCAATCATCATCCTCATCCAACTGGAAGATAATAGGCAAAAATCCGTCATCATCCTTCACTCCTTCAAGTATCTCCACCCCAAGCATATACATATCATGGCAAGGACTCATCAGGTCAAATCCGGCCGTGGTAATGACAATCATTAATGGCTGTGTCCTTTGTAGCATTGAGGAAGCGATAACATCATACAATGCCCTGCTCTTTGCTTCGTGGTACTCGTCAATGATGCCACAACTCACATTCAGGCCATCCAGCTTGCTTGCATCAGCAGAGAATACCTTGACCTCCCCGTTGTTAGCTGGCATTGTAATATAGTTCCTATATTCCTTCAGCATCTTCCCCTTGCTATCTATTGACTTTGCGAACTGGGTAATATATTTGAATAATATCCTCGCCTGCTCCCGACTATTGGCAAGACAGGCTATCTCCGGGCTGGCCTCCCCGTCAATACAAAGCATATACAGGGCTATGGCTGCCATCAGCGCATCTTTCCCAGCCTTGCGAGCGACCTGCATATAAACATTCCTGACCACCCGATATCCGCTCTCCCTCCATTTCAGGCCGAAGATATAACTTATAAGCCACTCCTGCCAAGGTTCGAGAATGAAAGGCTTTCCGGCCGACTTCCCAAGAAAATGCTTGATGATGGAAATAAAGTCAATAGCCCTATCCACCTCTTCCTCATCGAACCATATATCTTCCCTCTCCCTCATTGCGTTGAACCTCCTGACCGCAAGTCTTATCATCCTTCCGGCCACTATCTCCCCACTCGTCACCCCGTCAACATAGTCTTTCCATTTGGTATGCTTCATTGGTATTTCAGGCTTCTTCTCCTTATTGAAGACTGGCCACCTCCACCCTGCCAGTCATTACTCAGCAACATCATTACTCTCCCTATCTCCTCTCCGCTTTCTTGCGGTCATCCTTGCCTGATAGGAATGTGGCCAGTGGGCTATCATCCTCTTCTGCCACATCAATCATATCCATCCTGTTCGCTTCCTTCAGTGTGATACCCATCTGCACCATCAGTCTCTCCAACCTCCTCGCTGCAGAATCCCTCGCCCCAAACAAAGGGTTAAGGACATTCCCATACTTGCTTGGCACAAAGTAGTCATCAAGGGACTCTATCAAAGTTGTGAGGGTGATGAATTGCTTATAGTATTCTGCCAGCAGCCTGCATGAACAGGCCCACTCCGGTGGAACTTTCCCTCCTGCCTTCTTCGCCAAGTATGCGTTGACATCCTTCATGAACTTCTTTGTCTCCCTGTCGGCTCTTGCCTTTACTTCCTCATTCATTTTGTAATCTATTTAATTAATTTATTATCAATCTCTTCCAAGGATACCTAGAGGTAGTAGATACCTCTGCTTACAATCCTTAACTATTTTCCCTTAAGAAAAACTTACAATCTGTTACTTTAATCCAGCATTAATCTTACAGTTTGTAAGTCTGGTCTGAGAAGAAGGGAGGGGGTAGGTTGAAAAATGAGGCCGGATGCCCCGAAACCTGACCCCCCTGCTTTTCTTCATGCCGAAAAAAATTTCCCATTTCTCGGAAAAGCCTTCCATTCTCAGTATTTTCCGCCATTTTCAGCGAAATGCTCGGGAGAGTCCACATAAAAGATTTGAACCTTTGGGGGTCTCTTCTTCCGGTAGTAATTCTCAAGTGTATAGGCCTTCTTGATATAGTCTATCACCTCTTCCTCGCCATATTCGCTTTCCTTGCGGTACTTTCTTATGGCCCGCATCAGTATTTCGCTAAAGATGTCCTCCTCATCGTGGCTATCGTGGGCCGGAGTGACCTTGACCATCCTGTGAAGCATTTCATAGTTATCTGATATTATGTCATTTACATTCTTCATTTATAGTGATACTTTAACTCTTATCGTCAGGGAGTAGGGAGTCAAGGTAGTCCATCATCGCTTTCACTCCCATCCCTCGCTGGTTGTTGTGTATTTCTGCGTGGCAGGTCTGGCATACCGTCATAAGGTTGGATTCATCCAGTAGCAATTCCCAGTCTATCTCCCCTGTCACAAAGGGACTTTTGATATGGTGTATGCTCAAGGGGTTATCAGGTGACCCGGCATTGATGATGCCTTTCCTCTTGCATTCCTCGCATAGTGGATGTTGTTCCAGATAGGCTTCCCTTAACTTTTTCCACTCCGTTGACCTGTAGGCTTTCTTCCGAAGCAGCCTGCGGTCGGTATCGTTACCATATCTCTTCTTCGGGGTCTTCTTCCCCATTCCCTGTATTGTCGGCATATTTCCCGTCAGTTATCTTTGTCAGGTACTTTCGATTGCGAATCTCGAAGTCCTTTATTATTGTCCGCAATATTGCGCTTGGCGTGGTCTTCACCGTGGCCGCAAGTTCCTGTAGCAGCGTAAGGTTCTCTGCGGTAATTCTTACCCCGATTTTAATTAGGGCATCGGGGTTGCCTGTCCTCTTGTCTCCTTGCATCATAGTTATATATCAATGTTTTCCAGTTATTCATATAAAGTTTATCTCGAAGTAAGTAAGCAATCTCATCCTCGTGGATATAGGCCGCATAGCCTGATATGGGCTTCTGGTTTTCGGCATTCCTTATCTTCACCCATCCCTCATTGGTCTTGGTGTACCAGATACCATCGGTCAGCGGTATTCCATATCTCTCCTCCCATTTCCCTGTATCGGGGTTGTAAAAGCCTTTCTGGTAGAGCCGAAAGCGGTCTCTCATCAGAGCTGGAAGGACAAAGACAACCGCATCATTCCCATCGTTGAAGAAGTTAATGAATAGCGGAGCAACATTGTATGCTGTCCATAGCCCCATCATAAATCGGTATTTTCCCGGCTCTATATAGATGTCACCATACTTGCCATATCTTTCCCCGTCAAACTTATACTTCTTCCTCAACTTGGTTTCAATGGCCACTGTGCCTCCTGTATGGTTGACCGTCATGGCATCCACCTGCTTCCCGTAAGGGGTCTCAATGGGAGTAACGTAGAACATCTCCGGCCAGTCCTTTGCAAAGTCCGTAAGCAGGGCCATATCCACTTCCTCTTCTTTCTCATAGATGTTGTCTTTCCAGTTCTCTGGCATTTCTGTAAATCTGTTTATCTATTATTAAATAGTGCAGGAAAGTGAAAAAATCACATTCCATTTCACTATGTGGGGGAAAGTGCCTGTCGGACAGGGATGATGGTTGATTAGTCAAAGCCAGCCAATCTTTAAGTCCTTTCGGGATATGACTATTGTCGGACAGGCATCCCTATAAAAGAATAAGCAACAGGAGTGAAAATGAAAATATTTGATATATTCAAAACCAAAAAAAAGCCTGAGCAGAGGGGATTCGTAGACCCCGGATATGGCACTTGGTTCAATCTCTCTTCGGCCTCTGTCTCCTCCGAGCAGGCATTGAGGCTGGGGGCGGTCTATGCTGCCGTCAATCAGATAAGCAATGCGGTCGCTTGCCTCGATATTGACATCAAGGCCGGAGATGAGAAGATAAAGCATCCGTTGGGTGACCTATTGACCATCAACCCAGACCCGAGGCTTAATTCCTTTGAGTTTCGCAAGTTGATTACATGGTCATTGCTTCTGCGTGGTAATGGCTATGGATACATTGAGAGGGATGACCAGTTGAATTGCAAACAACTTTGGTATCTCTCTCCTGATGATGTATTCCCTTCTATTACCAAGGAGGGTAAGGTTGTGTATTTTGTGAAGTCCTTGGACAGAGTCATTGGTGACTATGATATGATTCATCTGTGGCTGCACCTCGACCAGAACTTCAATGGCATAAGTGTCATCCGTTATGCGGCCGAGACATTGGCCGGAGCGACTGCGGCCGAGAGGACATCCAACAACTTCTTCAAATCAGGCGGCAAGTTGGCCGGAATATTAAAAGTGCATGGTAACTTCAGCGAGGAGACCCGCAAGCAGGTGAAGGAAAGTTGGCAGACCTCATTTGGGAGCGAGACCGACAAAGTACCTGTTGCGTTGTTGCCACAGAATATCGACTATCAAAGTGTATCTGTCAATCCGGTGGATGCTGACCTGCTTAACAATAGAAAATATACCATTGTCCAGATTGCCCAATTTTTCAACATTTCCCCGTTGAAGTTGTATGACCTGACCCACACAAGTTACAATACCCTTGAGCAGACACAGTTGGCATTTCTTCAAGATACCATCCTTCCTATCACCAAGGCAATCGAGGCTGAGTTCAACAAGAAGTTATTCAAGCCATCACAGGTAGGCCAGAAATCCGTGGTCTTCAATTTCAAGAGCCTGATGGCCACAAACAAGCAGGAGCAGGCCGGATATTACAAGGAACTTCTGGTCAATGGAATTATGACCTGCAATGAGGTCAGAAAGGAACTTGGCATGAGTCCGGTCGAGGGTGGAGATGACAGGGTAATGCAGATGTCATATACTACATATGACAATATCAAGAATGGGACATATCTGGGTAGCAAAACCGACAACCAACTGAAAGAAAATAAGGAAGAAACACCGAAAGAGTAATGCGAAGATACTGGAAAGGCAGCGATTTGCGGCTTGACATAGTGATAACCGATAAGGAGGGGCAGATAGTCCCTCTTTCTTCCATTGAGTCATTGGTGATATATTTGACTACTTCAGGCGAGCAATATGTTGAGTATTCTTACCCGAAAGACATAATGGAGGATGAGGATGGTATCTTTATACCTATCAATGAGAATGCCCTTTCTTATCTTCCTGACGGACTATTAAAGTGGGAAGCCCACTTCAAGATAAGGGATGCCGAATGGGATAACGGCAGGGATACCGTAAGGAGTTGCGAAACCGATATTTTTGTCAAGACTCCAAGGGACTTTGTTCCCAAGCAGAATGTTCAGCAAAAGGAAATTAGCCTTACAGAGAATGGGGATTATGAGATTGTTCCTGATGCAGGGTATGAGGGCATAAGTAGGCTTTCTATTACAAATGATACCCATCCTAAATTGAAACCATCGGAATTGGGGATTACATTCTCAAATGCCACTTTTACCGAGATGCCTGACGTATTCGATATTAGCGATGTCACTAATTTTGATTATTTCTTCTATGGGGCTTCCAAGTTAACCAAAGTGCCGGAGATACAGCAACCAATCACCAGTTCAAGAAGTATGTTTGAGGGCTGTTCATCTTTGGCTTCTCTTCCTGATGATTTCGACTTTGAGCATACCACCAATGCGGCTTATATGTTTTATAAGTGTGGCATAAAGGAATTTAGGGAGATTGATATACCTTTAGCGACAAATATGTCGCATTTCTTTCATGACTGTTCCGCTACTAGCATAGGTAACATCAATGCGCCATCCACCGCTCGTGTAGATGAGTTCTTTTGGAATTGTAAAGTAGTGACTTTAGGTGATGTTTATGCACCAAAGGCTTCAGATACAAGTTGGTTTTTCGATAATACAAGTAGTTTAGTGACTTGCGGGAAAATAACAGTGGCATATTTCAATAATAATATGCTTTATGGTACTCGTAATATCGAGAATTTTGGAGGATTTGTAGGCTTGGCGGTTAGTTTCGATTTCTCATCCCTGACAAAACTAACCGAGCAGTCTCTTGTCAATATAATGAATGAGGCTGCAACAGTTACAGGAGTAAAGGTTTTGACATTTGGCTCAGTCAATCTTTCCAAGTTGACTGACGAGGAAAAGGCAATCGCTATCAATAAAGGCTGGACTCTCGCATAAATCTCAAATGATAAAGAAAGATGAAAAGATACTACAAAGGTTCAGATATACCATTCCGGTTCTCGATTAAGGACAAGAATGGGAAGATAATACCGCTGGCTTGTTTCGACTCGCTGGAGGTGGTTTTCCGCACCACCGGGGAGCAATATACAAAGTATTATAAGGGTGGAGGAATAACCGAGAATGAGGATGGAACATATCGCATTTATGCCAATGAGAATGCCTTTGGATTATTGCCTGATGGCTTGCTGAAATATACAGTATCCTTTACCGTGAATGGCATTCATCAAGAAATAAAGGAATGCGAGACAGACATCTTTATCAAGACTCCAAAGCAGTTTTTACCCAAGGCAAATGTACAGGATAAGAGCATAACCATTACAGAGAACAACAGCACTTCATCCGTCATTCCTGATGGCGGATATGAGGGTTTGGGAGAGGTTACCATCAATGTGGAAGTACCATTCCCATTGGAGGTTAAGGAAGTAAGCATAACCGAGAATGAAAGTACCACCACCATAACCACAGGGAATGGATATAGTGGAATGAGCGAGGTTAATGTCAATGTCAAAGTACCGATTACCATCAAGTTGCCAAATGGAATAAAGTTCGCCAATAGTAACATCTCAAAGTTCCCTGATGGGTTTGACTGGAGTGATGTAAGGGATGTGGCAAACTTGTTCTCGGGCATTTCAACCCTGAGTGATGTAAGCAACATCAATCTCCCTGAAGATTTGGAAGATATCTCCAAGATGTTCTACCAATCTTATAGCCTCTCTGTATTCCCTGAAATCAATTATAGTGAGTGCACAAGAGCCAATGATACATACAATGGATGCTACAACTATGGAGGGGATTTGGTTGTCAGTATGCCTAAGATGACTATGGCTGTAAGGTGCTACATGAATACTGCCATTTCAACTATTGATGCCACTTTTGGGACAACCGGGCAGCTGGATATCGGGGAATTTGTGCATAACTGTCAGAATCTGACAAGTGCCCGATTGAGGCTTCTTGGAGCCACCGATGTTTATCTTGCCGATACCTTCAACAACTGCGACAAGTTGGTAGGTGTGGATATAGATACATATGCTAACGTTACCAGGATGGATGGCTGCTTCAATGATGCGGCATTATTCACCGGAGGCACTTTCGATTTACCGATATGTAGAAGGCTGGATAATACCTTTTCCAATTGCCCGAGTCTGACTAAAGTGGAAATCTATGCTCCCAAGGTTACTAATATGAACCAGATATTCAGGCAGACTACAGATAGGGATTTTTCTTCATGTGATTTCATTATTGATACCGGGACAGAAGTGAGAGATATCGCTTGCCAAAGAATGTTCAAGCAGATGATAAGCAACATTGTTCCGAAGGTTAAATGGGCATCTGCTAGGGCTGACTATATGTGGCAGTATTATAGAGGCAATGTCATCGACTTGAGTGGATTTGAGATGCCTAATTTCACTAATGGCAGTTACTTTTTTGCTGACAGTCAGTCTTATACCAAAGTGATAGGGCTTCCCGAGGCAGTAGGTAACAGGATAACAAGTGTTTCCGATATGTTCTGGCATTCCTGCAGCCTTGTCGAAGGGGTATGGTTTGACACATCAAATGTAACTAACGCCGGAAATATGTATAGTTGGTGTGAGGCTCTTGTTACGGTACCAGAGTATGATTTCAGTAAGGTGACATATACTTATGGCATTTTCGGTAGTAGCGCAAAGATTGAAAACCTTGGCGGATTTGTTGGACTTAAGTGTAATCTTGATTTATCCCCTTGCTCAAAACTAACTCATGAATCCTTGATGAATGTGATTAACAAAGCTGCTGATGTCACCGCATCGCCAGCAAGACTTACCCTTGGAACTACAAACTTGGCAAAACTTACAGATGAGCAGAAAGCGGTAGCAACAAATAAGGGCTGGACACTCGCCTAAATAAACCTTAAACCCAATAACCAAAATGGACAACATAAATATCAGCACCACACAGGAGGTGGATATATCTTTACAGGCTGACGATATCGAGCTGGTTAATCTCGATGAGTACTACACCAAGGTTGAAAGCGATGAAAGGTTTCAGCCAGTGGGAGATTATGTCACCAATCCCGAACTGGAAGCCAAGGGATATCTAACCACCATTCCGGGCGAATACATAACTGAAAGCGAACTGAATAGTAAAGGCTACCTTACCCAGCACCAGCCACTCAAAACCATCAATGGGGAAAGCCTCATCGGTACTGGTAACATAACTATCAAAGGAGGCAGCGGTGGCGGTTCGTTAGATTTAAGCGACTACTATACAAAGGAGGAAAGTGATGGCAAATTCCAGCCTATCGGGGAGTACCTTACATCTATTCCTGAAGAGTATGTAACAGATGCAGAACTCGACTCGAAAGGCTACCTGACAGAGCATCAAAATCTCAAAACCGTCAATGGAAACTCATTGGTGGGGACTGGAAATATAACCATTGAGGCTTCGGAACCGAGCAATATGGTTACCACCAATACCACCCAAAGCATTTCAGGAACTAAAACTTTCAATGGTAACTGTGTTTTCAATGCAGGGGCAGAGTTCACAAGCGAGGTTAGAATGAATGCAGGAAGTACCGGGGATGTGGATATAGCAATGGGCAAACTTTGCGCTTTCAAGGTGAAGCCAGCGCAGATTTCCAATCTTTATACCTACAAGATTATGGCTGGTAATCATGGAGAAAGCGATAGAAAGATACATTTCAAGGATGCTTCAGACACCACCGACTATGCCGTTATCGACAGTACCGGAATAAGCGAGCTGGGGACACCGTTATCGACAAAGTATCAGGCGGCTTTGGTATCCGGGACAAACATCAAAACCATCAATGGTACTTCCATTCTTGGCAGCGGAGATATTACTATTGAGGGTGGCAGTGGTTCGGTAGATTTAAGTGACTACTACACTAAAACCGAGATAGATAATCTCATAGGGGACATTAATAATGAGTTAGCATCCATTTAGTATGAGCAGCATAGCAGAGGAGATACAAAGGCTAAAAGATGCCAAAAGCAATATCAAGACATCAATACAAAATAAAGGAGTATCGGTAGATGATACTGCTACTTTGGATGCGTACCCGGCATTGATAGATAGTATTGAGCAGACAACTACCACTATTGATGTAGGGGCTATGGGAGGAAAGTTTGCTTATAGCAAATGGACAGATATCCCGTCATATCTCAACTTTAATGGTACTGCCATAGCGGACTTTTCGACAATGTTTTATGGTAACCAAAACCTAACTTCATTCACAGGAATAACGGTAAATTGTAGCGAGTCATTCAATAGCGCATTCCAAATGTGTTATGCTCTTACCGGAGTCACCTTAAATGGAGCAAAGCCAAAGGATATCGGGTATCTCTTTTCAGGGGATTCAAATCTTACCGATGTCGGGGAGATAGATTGCTCGAATATAGGAGTGGGGTATATAACAGTAACAACATCTGATGCTTTCTATGGATGTACCTCACTGGCTAATTTCGGAGGGCTGAAAGCTATGAAATATAATTTTAGCCTTTCCCCTTGTACCGCCCTTACCGAGACATCATTGGTTAATGTTCTCAATGGGCTTTATGACTTTACAGGCAACAAGGAGAATCCGGGTACATCGCAAGGTACTTTGACATTAGGCTCTACCAACCTCGCTAAACTCACCGATGAACAGAAAGCTATAGCGACCAATAAGGGATGGACTTTGGCATAACCATCCCATCTTGATTCATTCCGTATTCCTAAACTTCCTATCAGGTATTGACTATTGTCCGACACCCCCAGCTCAAAAATAACATAAAAGAAAAGAAAAAGAAATGGCTATTAACAATAGAGATAGAAATAATACAAGGCAGCGGACAAGGACTGTTTTTGTTCCTGTCAATATCGGTGGTGGCGGAGGTACACAGGAGAAGATTAAGGTGGGAGAAATGGGAATCAAACTAGGCGATTCCACTTTTACCGAAGTCCCTGATATCTTTGATTTCTCTGATGTGACTGATATGTCATATATGTTCGGTTATTGCGGTAATCTTCAAACTATTCCTCAGCTGGATACCTCGCAGGTGACTAGTATGAAATTTATGTTTAATGGTTGTTCTTCGCTAAAGACTATTCCTCAACTGGATACTACCAATGTAAGATACATGAATGCGATGTTTCAGGGTTGTCAGGGACTTGATGAGAATCTTCATCTTGAACTCAATACCCCTAACCTTACCGATGTTACCAGTCTCTTCGAAAGGACTCCGGTAAGAAATGTGACTGATGCCATTACAATAGTAAATAATAGTAGCCTTACAGATATGACAGAGATACAGGCATTATGGAATGAGCATACTTGGGATTTCAGTAATGTAACCAGCACTAGAATGATGTTCTATGAATGTCCTAATATCTCTTCCGCATTCTTCCATAATCTTAAAACCTCGCTGGATATAAGTTACTTGAGAGAAAGCACTACAACAACAGAAACAACCCCATATGAAATGCTTGTCTCCAGTTTATACTTTGCGGTTTATGATTATGCTTCGAGTGGAGAAACACCATCATCTGAACAGGGAATAGTAAAGATTTCAGAATCTCTTAAAACCCACCTCGAAAATGTAAATGTAGATGCCTTCGGAAATCAGTTTAACCAACTGGTTGCAATGATGACATCAAAAGGCTGGACTCTCACAGTTTAATAACCGAAAACCAAATAAAAATAATATATGGCAACAAGAAAAACCACAAGTGCTACCACAGAAGAAGTGAATGTAGCCTCAACTTATACCGCAGAATCCGCTACCACAGAGCATCAGGTTATCATCGAGAAGAATGATAAGTATAACTTTTTCAAGATTACCTGTACCGAGGGGCATTACCTTACCACTTACAATGAGGGGGATGACATCACACTTTATAGCGATAGCAAGGAAGTTTATACCCCTCTTACCGCTGATACCTCAAAATGGCATTGTGTTACAGATGAGGAGCATACCTCCTACATCGAGGCAAGGGACAAAGCCATCGAGGAAAGGATGGAAGAGGAAAGAAAGAGGATGGAAAGCCCTGAACCAGCCGAATAATAATGGATTGTCCGACATTAAGGAAACAATCCAGTAATAGATAACCGAGAACTATAACTATGGAAAAAGAAATAAGGCTACTTCAGCAAAGTGAGTTGAGAGCGACAGGAGACAGTAGGAAAGTCGAGGGCCGCAGCATTGTATTCAACTCAATGTCCGAAGACCTTGGTGGATGGTCTGAGAAGATTATCCCCGATGCTATTGATGAGTCCATTCTGGATGATAGCGACATCTTCTTCCTGCTCAATCATTATGATGACCGTGGCATTCTTGGCCGCAGAAGAAATGGGTCTGGCTCGTTGACCACCGAAATCCGAGAGGATGGGGTCTGGTTTTCCTTTGAGGCCCCGAAGACAGGTCTGGGCGATGAACTTCTCGAATACCTCAGGCGTGGAGACATCAACCAATGCTCATTCGCCTTCACCGTCAGCGATGACAACTGGGATAGACAGGAAGATGGAACATACATCAGAACCATTCTCCGCTTCAACAAGATATATGATATGTCAGCGGTCTTTACCCCGGCCTACCCTGCCACCAATGTGAAATGCGCAAGGTTCGCTGAGATAAAGGAGGCAGAAGCAGAGGAAGCAAGGCGCAAGATTGAAGAGTTAGAGAGACAGAGGGAAAAGGAACTCAGCCAGTATTTCCTTGACCTCAGGAATAACAATGAAAAGTATTTGAAATGAATAAACTTGAACTTCAGGAAAAGCGTGGACTCCTTCAGGCCGAACTTAATGGTATCATAGCCAAGGGCGAAGCAGCGAAGAGGAAACTCGAAGAGAGCGAGGAGGCCCGCATTGCCGAGATAAAGGCTGAAATGGACTCCATTGATGAGGAAATCAGGAAGGAGACAAAAAAAGAAGAAGAGGCCGCTAAATGCGGTTCAAATAAGAAGAAAAAAGTAAAGCGAATGAAACTTGTAGAACTTATCAACAAAGTTGTCGAGAACCGGGCATTTAGCGATGAAGAGCAGGCAATGCTTGCCGAGGCCCGCAGCCAGATGGCCAAGTCGGGCATCAACTGCTCCGGTCAGATTGCGGTCAGGACTCTCAATGCATCCACCGCTACCGAGGGCAAGGAGGCTATCGCCACCGACAAGATGCCGCTCGAAATCTCTGCGAGGAATGCGAGGGTTGCTTCCGAGATTGGTGCAACCTACCTCGATGGCCTCGTTGGAAATGTATCCTTCCCTGCTTATGGAAGTACCAAAGTGGGCTGGAAGGGAGAAAATGTACTTGCCGATAATGGCGAGGGCGCATTCAAGGAAATCACCCTGTCACCGAAGAGGCTGACCGCAGTAGTGGAGATTTCAAAGCAGCTCATTGCCCAGACATCCGATGATGTAGAGGCTATGATTATCAGAGACCTCAATGATGCTCTTGGAGAGAAACTCGATGAGACCATCTTTGCTGGCGTTGCTTCCGTAGCAGATGCACCAAAGCCAATCTCAAATGTAGAGGGTATTGTTAGCAAGGAGAGCGCAGAGGCCGCCAAGTATGCTGATATTCTCGGAATGGAGCAGGCTATCGAGGAGGCTAACGGCAATATGGCTGATGCAGTCTTCGTTGTCGCTCCTAACGTCAAGTATGCTTTCAAAGCAGTCCAGACCGGAAATGGTCTTCCGCTGGTACTCGACAATGAGTCTCTTGACGGATACCCTTATGTGTCAAGCAACTCTGTGCCGAAGGGTGCTGCTTATCTGCTTTGCCCGAGAGACCTCGTTATCGGCTCATTCGGCAGTGCAGTGGACATCACTGTTGATGCGGTCACCAAGGCAGACCAAGGAATGGTTCGACTCATCGTCAATGGCTACTATGACTTTGCTTATAAGAGCAAGAAGATTGCCCTGACGAAATACACCGCCTAAACTTACCATACAAGCCCTTGGGCTTAACGCTCAGGGGCTTTTTTGAAAAGTCAATAACTGGAAGATTTTATAGCGAATGGCCTGCAAGTGCATAAGTCTGGAGATGGCGAAGAAACACCTCAACATTGATGCTGATATGACCGAGGATGATGAATATATCCTTGGCCTTGTCGATGCTTCAGTGAAGATAGTGGAGCGGTCTGTCAATGACACATTCGAGCATCTTGCCGGGGTCTATGGGGATGTACCTGCACCGCTTGTATCCGCAGCCTTGCTTATGCTTGGCAACCTCTACCAAAACAGGGAGACATCGGGGACAAAGAGTCAGGCATTGCCATATAACTATGATTTTCTTGTCAACCTATACCGGAACTATGTCAATTAGCAGCGGCCGCCTTCGTGAAAGGCTTTACTTCATTGCCGTTGCCGACATTGTCGAGGCTGACGGGTATCATCACAAGGTGGAGACACCAAGGTTTTCCTGTAGGGCCGAGAGGCTCAAGAATAAGCAGAACTATGTTGTCGATGCGGAGGAGATATATCATTCCTGTGAACTTACTTTCAGGATTCGTCAGCGGTCAATAGATGACACAGATATAGTGGAGTACAATGGCGAGCGTTACCGCATTACCAGTGTTGATGACTATGCCGAGGAGCGGCAGACCACAATAATTCTTCAAAAGATAAATGAGTAATGGCAGTGACTATTGGAGCATTGGGCGCAATGCCTTTGTGGAAGGCCGGGGTAATCATCCGTAGCATCCTCAAGGAGCAAGTCCCGGATATTGCGATATATCCTATCGTAGCCCCCGAGAATACCACAGGAGACTTCGCCATCTACCGCAGGGATACCTACCGCAGGGAGGAAGTGAAGCAGGGCATATATGAGAACATTGCCACCGTTACCATTGTGGTGGTGACCGACAACTATACCAGCGGCACAGAGTGGGCGGAGAAGATAGATAAGGCTTTGTCGGGAGTCCATAACTATGAGGACAGGAAGATAAAGATATCCCTGTATGACTCCGCAGAGACCTTCGCTGATAACAAGTACCAGCAGATAATGACTTTTGAAATTAGATAATAACTAACCAAGAACTAACTAACCTATGGCAGCAACATACAATGAGGCAAGCGATTTGGTAATGGCCAATGACCTTAACCTGTACCTCACTACCGGAAAAACCATCATCGCTTATGCGACAAGTTGCAACCTTGACATTCAGTCAGACTCCATTGACACATCCAACAAGATGTCTCCATCTTGGAAAACCGTCAGGAATGGTGGTGCATCTTACACCATCTCCGCTGAAGCTCTTTACTCTGTAGGCGCAGAGCAAATGTCCTTCGATAAGATTCTCGAAATGATGATTGCAAGAGAGCCTGTTGAGTGGTATATGGGCTATGCAAAGGATGCGGCCAACAAGGATTATTCCCTCGATACACAGAAGGAATACTACACCGGAATGGCATCCATCCAGTCCTGTTCACTTACGGGTGGCAACAATGAGATGGTATCCTTCAGCATCAACCTTGAGGGTTCAGGCCCAATCAAGAACAAGGCACAGGCAGAAGCAGCAGCATAGCAATCCTCTTTTCCTCACTATATGGCAGGGGCGTTACGTAATGTGACGCTCCTGTTTTTTTGTCGGACAGGCAATAGGATAATAAACATAAAGGAAAAAGATGGATATAAAGGTGAAATTAAATGCCCGTGGAGCATTGATGTATGAGATGATGACCGGGAAGAGTTACTATGGCGGCATTGCTGATGAGGACTATCCCAAACTTGCCTACTGCATATATATGGGGTCTGGAAACCCGCCTGTGACCTATCCTGTATTCTTACATCTATGCCAAAATAAGAGATTTTTGGAGAAGATGGAAGAGGGTATGACTGAAGCAGCGGATATTCTTGAGACATTCAGGTACAAGGGCAAGGGAGATGGCGCAGAGGAAGCCAATGAGGAGGAGAAGAAGAGCCTGACCATAACAGATATCATTGAGGTGCTTATTGTTGATGCAGGGATGGATGCGCATTATGTGCTGGATGAAATGGGTCTGTGGGAGATATCACTATACATTGATGCTTTCAATGAGAAGAGCAAGGCGGAGTTGTTCTGGGACAGGGAATGGACTTATCTCAATATACTTTCCCACCTGACACAGGAGGGAGCGAAGAAGTTGAAGACACCGGACAAGTTGCTCCAATTCCCGTGGGAGAAGGAGAAGAAGAAGACCACATTGAATGAAGAGGAGCAGGAGGCATTGAAGAAGTTCCTTCGGTCACAACCAAAGATAACAGGAGATAAAGAAGATAATGGCTGATTTCAATCTTGACATAGACAAGGCCGATATGGAGAAGTTCCAGCGGGCGTTGAACCAGATTGCCGACATTGACAGAAGGGCTGTCGAGGCCGGAGTCCTCAGGCGTGGAATGAATGAGGTGGTGGCCGCAGGAAAGAGCAATCTTGCCAGCCGCAATGGTACTGTCACAGGAAGATTAAAGAAGTCATTCTCGACAAGGGTGAAGAGGAAGAAGGATTATGCGGTTGCCTATGGAGGATTCAAGAGAGGGGCTGGATATGGCGGAAACATAGCCCATATAGTGGACAGGGGTACAGTGATGAGAAGGACATCCAAGGGAGCGAACAGGGGCAAAATGAGAGGGTCAATGTTCTGGACTGATGCGGTCTTGAGATGCGGTCGGTCAGCTCTTCAAAATGTCGAGAAATTCATAAGTGATTATATAAAAAGAACATTTAGATAATAATGGCATCATTGAATATGCAGGCCCGGTTGTCGTTGGTCACAACAGGGTTCAAAAAGAGTATAGATATTGTTAAGAAGGAGATGCTGGGCCTTAAGAACTCATTCACAAGGCTGGCAGCATCTATGGGCGCAGGATTGGGACTGTACCAGTTGGCCGGGGAGGTGACATCCATAGCGAAGAACCTCTCTTCAGCCAAGTCGGTGCTTAAAAATGTGAGTGATACCGCCTATGACTATTCAACTTCAATGCAGTTCGCAAAACAAGTATCAAATGCCTATGCGCAGGACTTGTCGGTGGTCATCAAGAACCTTGCGAAGTTCCAAGCAGCATCGAAGAGTTCAGGTATTGAGTTATCAAATGTAAACAAGATATTTGAGTCAGTATCAAGGGCTATCACTTACTTCAGCCTCTCTACAGAGCAGGCCAACAGTGTCCAGATGGCTCTTATTCAGATGATGTCCAAGGGCAAGATATCGGCCGAGGAGTTGAGGCAGCAGATGGGAGAGAACCTTCCTGTGGCTTATTCCGCAATGGCAAGGGCGGCAGGTCTGTCTGAGGCTGAATTTGAGAAGATGATGTCATCGGGAAAGATACTGTCCAAGGATGTGTTGCCGAAGTTCGCTGAGGAGTTGGACAAGTTGACAGGGAGCCTTGACACCACTTCCCTTCAATACCAGATGAACCAGTTGCGCAATACCTTCGTGGGTCTCATTGACAATAGCAATGTGGAGCAGCAGTTGAAATGGCTGGTATCAAAGGCATCAAGCGTGGTCACATCAATCGCCAATCACTTCAAGTCATTGAGGGTTATTATCGTCAGCGCATTGGCCGCCACTGCAGCGACAAGGCTATGGAGGACACTGACCCAGTTAACCAAGGCCACCAAGACCCTTACCACCTCTTTCAAGGCATTGGGAGCAGCCCAGAAGATGGCAATGGCTACCAACTGGATAGGTTTGGCTATAGCGGCTATAACCACCGTTGTCCAGTTGCTGGGTGATTGGAAGAGGAAGCAGCAGGAGGCAATCAAGGCCACCACCAGCGCAATGGATATCATAGCGAATTTCAGGGGTGGAGTCAATGAGTCAGTGGGAGGTACTGAAAGGACACTGAAGCAGCAGCTCGAAATCCTCAAGGATACCAACAGGACTGTCGGGGAGCGACAGGGGGCATTGAATACCATCAAGGGCCTCATTGATGATGAGAGCGCAGCGGCCATTACTCTAAAGACCAAGTATGAGGATATCGTCAAGGTCGTAGAGAGATGGATTACCAAGACCAAGGCATTGGCCACCATCCAGCAGGGCAACAATGAGATAGCAAGGCTAGAGACAGAGAATAAGGTGCTGGAAGCAAGGGCAAAGATAATAGAGGATGCTGCTAGAAAGCAGGCCCGTAACGATACCCTTGGTTCTGCTTATTGGTCAAAAAAGAGTAATGATACTGTTCAGAAGCAAATAGAAAAGAGGACAAATGAGATACTTCTGAAAAATAATGACTACCAGCAGATAGCGGCCGACCTCAATGCCAATAATACTGCGTTGACTGATTTGACGGTATCTGTGAACAAGGCTACCGAGCAAGTCAATGAACTCAACAAGAATGGCCTGAATATCACTAAGGGAGACAGTGAGCCTACAGATAAGCAGCAGGTGGCAAAAATCCTTGCGGACTATCAAAAACAAAGCAATCCTGTAAAGCAGAAATACAATAACCTGACGGAAGATGAGAAGAACAATGGCGGGGCGAGGGAATATGGTAAGGCGATGGTGGGCCTTACGGACAAAGCCAATAGCCTGCTGGAGAAATTCGACAATCTCGATGAGATTATCGGCCTGTTGCCAAAGGAGTTGCAGGCAGTATTCGCTTTGCTTGCCGAGGACACTAAGTTAAGCGAGGATATCAAGGCTTTCGAGGCCGCTTTGACCAACTATGCCGATACTTCAGATAAGTACAACAATATGCTGAAGAATGGCGCAATCAACCAAGGCGAATACAACTCAGTAATGACAGATGCTGCCAAGAGTGCATTCAGGTCTATTGCGGCATTGGAGAACTTCGGTAAGATAGTCGATAGTAGAATGGTAAGTGATGCGCTTTTTTCTGTCATTAATGAGATGAGAAGAGTGCCGGAATCTATCACTGATATGCTTATGAGGTTTAGTGACTCATTGCTCATGAATCTGAGTGACTATACACCTTCAAAGGCTATATTCAGCCAGCCTACCAAAGGCCAGAAGCAGAGCGAGGCAATACAGGCAAATCTTGACTTGCAGATAGATATCAATGAGGAGAACAAAAGGAAAATAGAGGAAATCACCAAGTTGATACAGGAGGGAGTGACCAATGGCTGGACACAGGATTATAATGATATGCTGGATGAACTCGTCAAGTCACTGGAAGAGGGAGAGGCACAAGCCAAGACATTCGAGGAGGCTTTAACATTTGCGAAAGCACAGGAGCAAATCGAGTCCTTAAAGAAGGATATCAAGAGCCTTACTACCGAGACCGTCAGCCAAGGAGTTTCGAGCCTGCGGTCTGTGGGTAATGCCATATCATCATTGACTGGCGTTGACCTCAATGATACTTTCTTCGGGCAACTCCTTGAGAGCATAGATTCCATTATCAATGCCTTCACATCCATCCAGCAACTCATTGAGAATATCAAGACCATTATGACCACCCTTGATACCATCAATGGGCTACAGAGTCAAGTAGATGCTGCGAATAGCATGAAGACCGCCATTGAGGGTGCGACTGCCGCTCAGGTAGCATCCAACACACAGAAGGAAGTTGGAAATGCCCTTGGTATGGCTTCTACCCAGATAGCCGCTGCTGATGCTATGGCGACCAATGCTGCTGCGGTCGCTGACATGAAGGAGGCTGGTACTGCGGAGGTCAATGCTATGGCAACCAACAAGAAAGCAAAGGCTAAAGTTAAATCCGCTGCGGCAGGTGCTGCTGATAGCGTGGCTGGTATACCTCTCGTTGGAGCGGTCTTGGCGGTTGCTGCTGTCGCTTCTGTCATCGCTGCCATTCTTGCGGCCACCAATGCATTCGCAGAAGGAGGTATAGTAGGAGGAAGGGCTGGAAAGGACAAGAATCTCGCAAGGCTTACCAAGGGTGAAATGGTTCTCAATGATGGCCAGCAGAAGAGATTGTGGAACATTATCAGCGGCCAGACCCCGGTACAGGGCAATGGTGGCGGTGAGGTTAAGTTCCGCATCCGTGGTTCGGAGTTGGAGGGAGTCCTGAAGAACTACAATGCCAAGAGGAGAGGTTAGCCTGTGAGGAAAAGAGAATAATCATAGCCAGCCTATCATTAAAGGAAAAAGGTTGGTAAGTAACAAAGATAAGAGAAATGAATAAATATAAAGGATATTTCACTTCTTTGAAGGGTAAAAGATACCGGGTGGAGATAGCGAATAATGCCAGTACAGGTGACTTTATAGAAATGGATATGGCTTATGAAGGGCCATTCACCGTCACTTATGATGGTGGTACAGATATGTTCACCCCATACCGCATTTCTACCGCATCCATCTCTTTCATCGGGTCTAACTACATGGATGATATCTTCCCGTCAAAAGCCACTGATACCAGTGTAAAGTTATACAATAATGACACCAATGAGGTGGTATGGCAGGGATATATCAAAGCCAATATCTATGACTGCGGATATGAGAAGGAGAATGAGGAGATAACGCTGGAAGCGAGTGATGGTCTTGCTGCGTTGCAATATATCAACTATAGTGACATTGATAGTACAGGTGGGGCTTCTTCATTCGAGACTGCCCGGATACATACCGCCTATGACATCATCAAGAATATGTGTAAGAAGGTAGGCATCAATAGCATATATGTCCAAGCATGCAAGAAGAAGAGCAGCGGGGATTACATATACATTGATGACCTGATGATAAGCGAGAAGAACTTTTATTCCTCAGATACTGACGAGCCGTGGAAGTGCAGTGAGGTTTTGAGCGAGATTTCCAAATACTTAGGATTCACCGCCATCCAGATAAGGGATTCATTGTATCTGTATGACTATGCAGAGTTCAAGGCTTCCTCGACCGCCACTTTCCTCAAATACACCTTGGCCACAGATACCAAAGTGGGAACAAATATCAACATATATGGGTCTGCTGAGTTGTCCGAGGACTATATGGAGAATGGTGGGTCAATATCATTCTTCCCTGTATATAACAAGGCTACTGTAAAGGACTCACTGTATACCATCGAGGATATCTTCCCTAATTTCTTGGATGCTGACGGAGAGGATGTTACCTACAGGCTTGGAGACTCAAGTAAGGTCATTATGGCCACAAGGCCGACAACTCCTTTCAAATACACCAACAAGAAGAGGGAGAAGAAGACAGAGAGTGATGATGCCACCTTTGACTTCCCAATCAAATTACTTGATTGCAAGGGATGGAAGAGTCAATATTGGTCAGGAAATACCAGCGGAGGATTGGACTTCAAGAGGCTCACGCAGGATATGCTCAAGAGCGAGTCAGCGGTTACCAGATACATTGGTGGAACTATCATTGAAAAGGCTCAAATAAGGGCAAGCCATAAGTATTATGATGTTGAGGGAACACCGTCATTTGACAGGGCATTATTCCTGCGTTGTGACGGCAGGATGGTCACTGATGCGGAGTTTGGCTATGACCGATGGCAATCGGATGAGTGGATTAATCAGGTATCTGGTCTATGCCAATATTGCATATCAGGCGATTCGTTGACAGACTATATCACCCTTTTCAAGAGTTCGGGAGACTACAGGCTATCCTGTCCCGTGGATAGCGCAGATACCTATATGGTGATGAATGTTAGCGCAATGTGGGAGAGGTATCCACAACCTTATATCAATAGCGAATGGGCATCTGAGGGATTGAGTTATGATTATTCAGCGCAATATACATATCATTATCCGCCTATACTTAACTTTATCCTTCAGTGTGGGAACCAATATTACAATGGTCAGGAGTGGCAGACCGAGCAATGTGGATTCCGAGTCCCGATGGAACATAGTTCAGAAGAAAAGAAGAAGAACAATGTAACCTATTCCGTTAACACAGGAGATGACTGGAATAGCGAGAAGAAGAACTACAATAATATCATTTGGCTGAACTGGTCAACAGATAAGGGCTACAAGATATCATTGAAAGGACTTAAGGACAAGACCGGGAAACTTACGTTGTCATTCCTCACGCCAAACAGTTTGGTATCATTTGAAGGCCCTAATATCACTCCTGAGGAACTTATGGCTGCATACATGAGCAGATATACCATCAATGGTGCGGTCTGGATTACCAATTTCTCCCTGACAATGGCAAAGGATGGAAGCCCTGCTGGGGAAACAGATGTGGTATATGAAAATGTCATTGATGAGGAAAATATCAATGAGTTGGATGAGGAAGAGTTCAGGATTACCACCAATGCCTTCGGGACAAAGCCATCATATTCGACCGCATTATGGTCTGACGGGTCATATTGCGATGGCTGGAAGCAGTCGGGAACAGGCAATGAAGTGATGATTGCCGAGCAGCAATGGATAGCCAAGGCAATGGCCCAGTATTCAATTCCTACAATGTCCCTTGAATTGACATTAGGCGATGACATACTTCCTATAGCGAGGATAACAGAGGGGCATACAGGGAAGAACTATGCGGCCACCGCCACAGAGATTGACTTCGCTACAGATGCGCAGAGTATCAAGATGGTTGAATTACACTAAAATAGATAAATTATGGAGTTTTTAAGGAATTTCATTGGGTATAAGGGAAGGAAGAAGTATCCTGACAATGCTTCCGTGGTGGCCACA